GCCAGGGTAGCCGTAGAGGACTTTTTGGCAGTCATGATGTCTCCTTACATCCCGCTCATGGTCTCGGGGTCCCAATCGCGGGGGTATTGCCACCCGTCATACGGGCAGTACCGCACCCCGGACGCTGCGGAAGGTCCCATTTGCAGCGGCTCACCGTCGTTGGGGCATGCCACCGGCGGAACGCTCTTGTAGTACTCGATGTACTGAGCTTGCTGCGCCAGGGTTGAATACAAATCCCAGCCGGTGACACCGCCCGACATCACGCCTCCCGGTGCGCGGCGGCGTGCTGCTCCAGCACCGCAGCAGGGATAGCGCCACGGTCGCTGACTTCCAAGCCGTTCTCGCGCGCCCAAGCCCGAACATCGGCGGCGGCAGGAGCGGGCGCGGCTTCTTCAGCTTCCTGTTCGGCTACTTCTACTTGTTCTACATCCCGCTCTACAACTTGTTCGTCCTCGTCGGGCAGTTCGTACTGATTCGACGGACCGGCCTTGGTGGTCTTCGGCATCTCATCTCCTTCTTCGCCTAGAAAGTGGGTGGCTTGGCATGTAGACCAAGCCACCCACCAGATCGGTCAGGCTGCCACGATCGAAGCGCCGTCAGTCAGCGGAACGTACGTGATGACCCAGGTGATCTTTCCGTCAGTACCGGCCGAGACCTGCTGGATGGTGCCCGTGGTAACGACCGCAGAAAGCGGCTGGCCGTAGCCACCGGCGGCGGTGGAAGGCGACATCAGCTTCGGGGGAGCGGTGGAGCTGGAAGCGCCGAAGGTGAGAAGACCACCTGCGGTGGTGTCGGTGGTGCCGATGTCCAGCGAGGTGCAGAGCTGGGCGGTCTGGCCCGTCGTCGGCGCAAGCTGGAGGTAGTAGGTGTTCGCGACGGTGATGCTGACCGTGACCAGGCCGTACATGGCCGTGATCAGGCATTCGCCACCGGCAACGGTGAACAGCGTCTTGGTGGCGCTGGTGAGGGTACCCGAGTCCTTGGAGATACGCGTACCCAGAAGCAGCGTCCGCTGCTGGTTGCCCTTGATGCCTGCGGACATGGGTCACGCACCCAGGATCGCGAGGTTGGCAGGCTTCCGCTGAACCGTCAGGTCGTGGAGGATCGCCACAACCGTGGCGTTGGTGCAGGTGACCTTCATGTACTGGTAGCCGTCAGCCAGCTGCGAACCGAAGATCGTCACCACGGACGTGTAGCCGGTGGTGCCCGAAAGCGTCAGCGTGGCGGTGGACCAGGAGGCGGTCTGCTTCGTCCATGCGGCAGTGCCGGTGTCGGAAGTGGTCTGGTACCAGCGGGTCGGCTGCGAGAAGCCGTTCGCGGTGGAGAAGTTGTCGTACGAGCCACCGAACGTCTTCGCTGCCGTGAACACGGCGCTACCGGCACCGGAGGTGGTGAAGACATAGGTGATAGCGGAAGCGCCAGAGACGTTGATGCCCACGGTGTCCGCGAGGCTGACCACGTTGAAGACGCGACCGAGACCTTCCATGCCAGCCATGCTGGCCTCCTTCTTGTGCGGCTCGGTCTTGGGCTAGGGGCGCCAATGCCTAGCTTGCTCACTCGGGGCAGCGGCCCGGCGGCCAGGTTGACCGCCGGGGCTTGACCCTACTTAGCGAGTCTGGATCTGGACGAAAGGACTGAGCGTGGCGCTGGAGTTGTTGTGCGGAGTGAGGGCACTCTGGAGCCACGGACGGCCGTCCACGCGCTCGATGATGCGGTACGCCACCTGGTTGTTCTGGAACAGGAAGTGCTCCGAGGAGTCCACCCGAACCTGCTGGCGGTCACCGATCAGGTAGTAGCTGAGGTCCACGAAGTTCAGGTCACCGGTGGTGCCCAGGGCCGGGGTCTTCTCAGTGAAGATCACCGGACGGCCCAGGATCGTCATCGGAGGCATGTCCGAGCCAGGCTGAGACCAGCCGCCGATCCACACCGGACCGCCGCCGGTACCCACGGACAGCGCCATGGTAGCCAGCTCAGGGAACGTGTCGATCGAGGCAACCCACACGGCGTTCTTCAGCGAAGTCGGCAGCATCCGCGAGTACATCTTGACGATGTTCTCCCACTGGATGGTGGCGGTGGGCTGGTTCGTCTCCTTGGTGACGGACACCGAGGCGGGGCAGTTGACGAACCCGAGCGGGGTGCCAACGCCAGTCTCGGTCATGAACGCGACATCCTCGGCCCATGCAAGACCGGCAGGGACGCGGGTGTCGAACCAGCCAGCGAAAGCCGGGGCGTCATCCAGCAGCTCAGCAGGGACCTTGAAGAAGCCGGTCAGCTTCTTGGCGTCCAGAACCACCTTGCCGAAGCTCGCCGTGGACTCGGTGAGCGAAGCCGCTTCCTCGGTCCAGTAGAACTGAACACCGCCGAAGATGCTGGAGACGTGAGAGGTCTCGTCCACGGTCGGGATCGGTACCCGCAGCGTGGACATCGGGATGACGGTGGCGCGGGAGCGGACGATCGACTCCTCCAGGGCAAGCTGGAGAAGGTCCGAACGCATGATCTCCGGGATCAGGAAGCCACCAGCGCCCGGCTCCTCCGAGGAGAAGCTGTTCTGGAATTCCTGAATGTTCTTCAGCTTGTCTACCAACTTGTCGCGGCCCGGCTTGGTGGACGGGTTCCGCAACTGCATGATCGCCTGGCAGTACTCGCCCATATTGGCGAAGCGGTCTTCAACCTTGACGGCGTTCTCCAGGGCGGCACCCATGGAAGCCTTGTTGTAGACCGCGCCCTTGCCCTTGGAGATGACCGCGCTACCGTCAGCGGTGAGGACCGGGGAGCCGTTGGCGAGCTTCGCGCCGAGCTTCGGCCCCTTCTTGCCCTCGGTGTCCCGCACCATGTCGAACAGCACCGACTGGACCTGGGTGCGAACCTCGTCCGTGGTGTCGGTGTTGCGCTTGGTGTAGTCGGCGGCGTAGGCGTCCATGAAGTTCTTGGTGTCGCCGTTGGCGATAGCGGCCGGGGAGAAGTACTCCTTCAGCTTCGCCTCGTTGCTCAGGACGTCAAGAAGCCCTGCGGAGTCGGTGGGGACCGTGAGCTTAGTCATTGCTGCCCTCCTTCAGGGCTTGTACCAGTGCTGCCAAAAGCAGACCGGGGTCCATGGCGTTACCGGCACTGTAATCCGGATTCACCTTTTTCATCGCCGCCTCCAGGGTGGAGCGGGCTTCGGATTCGTTCTTCAGCCCTTCCGTCTGGGACAACCGGGCCAAGGCGTTGCGGACACCGGTGGCGTTCGGAGGCGAAGACGGCGAGTACTTGTACGGCAGCGCCCAGTGGGCCTGAGTGGCAGGATCGCCGTCGGACTTCTCACCCGCGCAGATGCCCTTGTAGAAGGCTGCCGGGTCATCGGATTCGGTGCCGTTGTGCCATGCCTTCGCGGCATCCCACGGGGTGTTGTCCACGTCAGCGTTCACCAGCACCGGCTGCTGCTGCAAAGTGGGTGGCTTGGTGGGCTTCGGCGGGATCGGCTTGATCTGCTTGCCGTCCGGGTCAAAGTAGTCGTGATCGGTGTCGCCCTCGGGGGTGGCGTCGTCATCGCCGTCACCGTCCGGGTCGAACACCCACTCGCCGTCACGCCAGCACCAGCCGTTTACTGATTCCTCAGTGCCCATGGCGTTCCACACCGGCGTCTTCTTGGCGTTCACGACAGGCTGGCCGGTACGCGGGTCGAAGATCGCATCTACCAAGCCCTCATCCAGGGCCGCCTCGGCGTTGTACCAGGTCTCTGCCTGCATCTTGTTGCGGAAGTAGTCTGCGGGCTTGCCGGTGCGGTCGGCGTAGATACCGGCGATCTTCTCGGATTAGCGGTTCAGGATGTCCACCATCGCGGTGAGTTCCTGCGCGTTGCCCATCGCCATCGCCATGCCGTCGTGGATCATCATGGTGGCGTTCTTGGCCATGAACAGCTTCCCGGGGGAGGCGGCCATGGCGATGAACGAGGCGGCGGAAGCAGCAATGCCGTCGATGTAGATCGCCACGTCACGCGCACACAACGCGTTGTAGATGGCGATGCCGTCGAAGATTTCCCCGCCACCGGAGTTGAGCCTCAGCTCCACCGGGCCGTTGATCTTCGCAAGGTCATCAATCAGGTCACGGGCCGTGACGCCAGCCATGCCGATGTCGTCGTAGATGTGAATCTGCGTAGGACCGGCTGTCTGGTTCACCACGCGGTACCACTCACGCGGCTTCGTGGACATCAGGTTACGGAAACGGCTCCGCAGCTCGTTCGGGTTCATGTGCGTACTCCTCGCGGGTAGCCGTTCAGCGAATGCCGCAGCAACGCTGAGAGATCGCCTTCCGTTGACGGTTCCTGGTTCCTGCCTGGCAGGGTCGGCAGCGCCTCTGTGGGGGTCTCTGCGGGCACGGGGGCGACCGGCTCGGCTGTGTCCATGTATGGCAGTCCTACCGCCTCCAGGACCGCGGCAGGATCAAACCCGGCATCGATGAGAGAGGCGGCGGCCTGGGCCTTCCCCAGCAGTTCCGTAACAGCGGTTTCCGCGTTCACCGGCGAAGGGTCCTCGTAGTCGAATTCCACGCCCTGACCGGCTGAACCGAACAGCGGCAGCAGCTTGCTGTTCAAGGTGTCGCGGCGACGGTTCAGCCGGGGCAGCACCTGCCAGGCCACGAACACTTCCTCGGCGGTTTGCGCGTTGGCGCGGTTCACGTCCTGGGAGGTGCCGAGCATCGCCGGATGGACACGGAAAGCCTCGCGGATCTCGTCCCGGTTCGCCAGACGCAGAGCCCCGTATTCCAGGTCCTTGTTGGTGTGGGCGTTCGCGGTCCACGTGGTACCGGCTTCCAGCACGCCGATCTGTCAGGCACGGGCGATGCCACGGTGGGATTCACGCCACCGGTCGATGATCTGGTCGAACTCTTCGTCGGTGAGGTTCGTGGGGACGGTGATGATGCCGCCGGGGTCTGCTCCGTTGAGGAACAGGTTCCTTTGGTAGTCCACGGCGTACCGCTGCTGCTGAATGTTCGGGAGGATCGAGGCGACAGCGCCGGAACCGCGATACGGGTCTAGAACACCGGGCCGCTTCTCCATGATGACTTCGCTGTTGCGCAGCGGCACTTGCTCACCAGTCTCGCCGGTGTAGATCCAGCCGATGAGGAAACCCTCAGGGTCGGGTACGGGTTCCATGCGGTCAGGGCGGACGCACCAGATGCTGGTGGGGAACCCGTAGTCCATATCGAGGACCCAGAACGTTTCCCCGGTGAGTTCGAAGAAGTTCTGCGAGGACTCGCGGAACTCGAAGCCGGAATGGAAAGCGTTGGGGCTGTTCCACAGCTGAAGTGCTGCATGCTGAAGGATCTCGGTCCGCTGGTCGCTGCCTTTGTCGGCGGTGGTGTAGCGGACACGGCCGTCCTGCTTCGCAGTCTTGTACAGGTGCCACTTGGGGGTGGCGACGGACTCGGAGAGGAGGCTGACGATGGAGAACAGCGTTCCGGAGATGCCGTACTGCCGCATCAGGGTCTCGGCGTCTTGGCGGCCGTTTCCCAGGTTGAAGCTGTGACCGCGAAGGCTGGCGCCTCGGGCGCCGAGAGGGACGGGCGGGGTGCTCTTACCTTGGCCGCGCAGAAGGCGCACGCTGGACTTCACAGGGTGTCCTCGTCCTCTTCGGCGATGATCTGCTCGATGAAGACGCAGCTGATGCCTGTGACGAGCCATCCCCATCCGGAGGCGAGGTGGAATGCGGCGTAGTCCACGCATCCGGTGCCTACGATTGTCAGGGGGATCTGTGCGAGGTTCTTCAGCGCGGCCTTATGCGGGGTGACGATGCGGCGCGCGGTTCGGGCTGCGGTGTTCTTGGCGGTGGTGGCGAACGCGGCGATGCGGGAGCGTTTCTGTGCCCCGTCGAATGCCACTGCGCTCATTGACCGCCTCCCTGGTCATCTGGTGCTGAAGAACCTGATCTGCGGTCTTGGCCCTGTTTCCATCTCTGCGCACAGATAGCGAATGCAGTCCTGGCCATGATCGTCTTGCTTCTTTGGCGCCTCTTTCAAACGGTCCGTACCAGACTGCTCCCACACATAGCCCGTGATCTCTTCCACAGTCTGACACGGCAATTTCGATTCGGCCAGTAGCGAATCTCTCTCTACCAGCGAATCTCTCATCAGGAACAGGCGCGGCTTGCCGTCATCGGCCGGTCGCAGGCGGCGCTGTACCGCCTGGATCCCTTCCAGGACCTTCTTGGAGGCGTTGCGGGTGGGCAATCCCAGTTCTCGCTGGAGAACGACCTGGCCTTCAGCGTCGAGATCGGAAGA